GGGGTAGATCACAGTGCCCGGTAGGACAGACTGAAAAGCGAGCGTAACCTCCGAGAGGAACTCGGAGCCCTTGATCTGGGCAATCCCCTCGAGAGCAGCCATAGTGGCATCCCTCTTGAGGAGATCGGTCGCCGCCTCATAGTCAACCGAGCACCAATAAGGCATCTGGACGGTCTGGTCGATCAGCCGGACCCGTTCAGTGAGATCGTCGTCGAGCATCGTCGAGGCGCGACTCCTTTTCCACGCCGACAGCATAAGGCCCTGGAAGGGCTGGAGAGCGGTATACAAGTACCCGTCCCCCTTAGTGATGATCCTAAACTTTCCGGGTTCAGGAATCGCCACAACTTTCACTGTCAACGCGGGTGTAGAAGTCACAGTTCCACCCCGCTTGAGCTCAAACGTACGTTGCGAAGACAGATTAACATCTGTCTCGCCGACCGCGCGCGTAAACTCCCGAGATCTCCAGGAGTTCAAAGTCGCAGTCAGGACAGGAAGGACGCCGATCACACGCGTTTCTTCTTCACCAAAGGGCAACTGGTAAGGCTCGAACAAGCTTAGCGCGCCCCCGTCATCGCGGGACGCTTGTAAGCATGCTGAACCAGATGGCATAAACTTTGTCGCAGGAAGGAGGTGGACGGGCCCGTCTCCCGAAGATTTCGAAAACATCTTACGAAAGATGCTTCGAGAGGTCTTCGTGATCTCAGTGCGAAGGGCCTCCTCTACGAAGCCGCGTTCCGTCGAAAGACGGAGAGCGTGCTTCTCGAGGGCCTGTTTCTTCTTCTCAGCTCCTAAGGCGGGCCAAGCACGCTTGGAACCCTTCTGGAGAGAGTAGATGAAAGAAACATCGCGCCTAGCGATCATTCTAGCAATGAACAGTTTACACCACCCTTTAAACAGCGGATCCTTGATCCAATCTTCCCTCACGGGACGTTGATCGTCAAGGAACACTTGGCACAGAAGGGTATCGAGCCAAAACTTGAGAAAAGTTTGCTCTCGATTATCCTTCGAAGTGTAGCGTATGATCATGCGTGCTGTCCAACGCATTGACCGTATGAACCGGCCCAGCTCCTTGTCGCTAAACCAAACGCTCCTACCGGAGCGCCGAGCGACGAAAGGCCAGACAAGTGACTCAACAATTTGAACAACGGAAGCCGAAGCTCCCAATCCCTCGCAGGAACAGCGAGTGATAGTGGATACGAGGTTGACGCCGGATCTTGTTGAGATATAATCCGCACCATTCCCCATATCAGCAGAACCTGTACTGCCAACAGGCTGTTTAGGTACCAACCCTCTCTTGCTAGAGGTGTGGGCTGATGGGCGTCCCGCAGCGTGGACGTCCGACATTTGGCTTCGTTAAGAATTGACGGAGAAC